AATAATGGCAACAAGAATGCAACAGCGCAGAGGTACTGCAGCTCAATGGACTAGCGCCAACCCAATATTAAATGCTGGAGAAATTGGTTATGAAACAGACACAAACCAATTTAAGATTGGTGATGGAACTAATCACTGGGCAGACCTATCATATTTTATTGATGAGACATCACTAGGCATATCGCTTGGTGATTATGTTGAGACCTCGCTGCTTGGTGTTGCTAATGGTGTTGCCACACTAAATTCTTCTGGCAAGCTTGAATCAGCTCAAGTTCCAAATATTGATGAGCTTGCACAAGACGCAGTTGATATGGCTCTTACCGCAGGTACTGGTATTACAAAGTCATATGACGATAATGCAAATACAATCACAATTTCTGTTGATACCTCCGTTATTGCAACAAAAGCAGAACTTGCTGAAGTTTCTCAAGACTCTATAAATGATGCCCTAACAGCTGGTACTGGTATTACTAAGACATATAATGATAATTCAAATACTATTACTGTTGCTGTTGATACTTCGGTTATTGCAACAAAAGCAGACGTTGATGCTGCATCAGCGGGTCTCAATGTTCATGAGTCTGTAAAGGTAGCCACTGTTTCAAATGTAAATATATCAACTGGACTTGCAAACGGCAATATCGTTGATAGCTATACTTTAATTACTGGAGACCGAATTCTTGTTAAAGATCAAACAAGTGCCGCTGAAAATGGAATTTATGTTGCACAGGCATCTGGTGCAGCTATTCGTGCTGAAGATTATAACTCAGCACCTAATATAGATGCTGGAGATTTTATATTTGTTACTAATGGTTTAGTTAATGGTAAAACTGGATGGGTACAAACTAATTTAGTTACAACTATAGGAACTGATCCTATTGATTTTAATCAATTTTCAGGACTTGGAACATTTACAGCAGGATATGGATTAAACTTAAGTGATTATGAATTTAGCATAGATACAACAGAAACTGTTGGTGTTAACGAAATACAAACTTTAGTAAGCAAAACTATTTCTTTAGCTAATAATACAATTGTTGGTACAGTTGCAGAGTTTAATGCAGCACTTAGTGATGCAGACTTTGCTACACTTGCTGGAAGTGAAAGTTTATTAAATAAAACAATTCTTTTAGCAAATAATTCAATCATTGGAAACATTACAGAGTTTAATGCAGCACTTAGTGATGCAGACTTTGCTACACTTTCTGGAACTGAAACTTTAGCAAATAAAACAATTAGTAGTGCAAACAATACAATTACTTTAACTGCAAACACAATTACAGATTTTACAGAAACAGCAGTTGATGTAGCTGCTAATGCACTTTCCTCTGGAACACACACAAACATATCTGTTTCGTATGATGACAATGCTGGAACAATAAGCCTTACAGCTGCTCCAGGGTACACAGATGAAGAGGCACAGGATGCAATTGGAAGTAATGTTGGATTTGGTTTAGCATATGATGACACAACTGGATCAATTTATGCTAATACAAATGCTCTTCAAGCAAAGGTAGCAAACGTTTCTGATACTGAAATCGGTTATCTTGATGGTGTTACATCTAATGTTCAAGCACAGCTAGACGCTAAAGCAACAACATCAGCACTTTCTAGCCATGAGTCAGACACAACAAGTATTCACGGTATTGCTAATACAGCAGTACTTGTTACACTTAGTGGTACTGAAACTCTTACAAATAAGAGCATTGATCTAGCAAATAATACTGTAACAGGTACAGTGGCACAATTTAATACCGCTCTTTCAGACGGAAACTTTGCAACACTTGCTGGTACTGAGACATTAACAAATAAAACATTGTCTAGTCCAACAATTACTGCTCCAGGAGTTGCTACATTAACAGCTGTAGATCCTCAAGGCGCCATACCTTTAAGCTCCATCAGTTCAACAGTGTATGGAATAAGTGAGGTATATCTAAATCCTACAATAGTCAATAATTTAACAGCAGTAAATGGCTGGTATGTTAGTGCTATTAACCAAATGTCAATGACAGAGCTTGCACCAGCAAATACAACTGTTGTTAGTATTGTTTATAATGGACCAGCTGCTGAATATCACATTACATTAAGCGACACTCTTGGATCAAATATTGCGCTTTTACAAGATGTACTTCTTACATTTACAGAACCAGCTAAAACAATTAGTTCAACAGAAATATCTTATCTTGATGGAGTAAGTTCTGCGATTCAGACACAGCTAGATGCAAAGGCTCCTCTAGCATCTCCAACATTTACAGGTAACGCTGTATTTACAGGAAATCTTGAGGTTGACCAAAATCTAACAGTTGACGGTAACTTTATAGTAAATGGATCAAATGTTCTTGTCTCTGCTACACAGATTCAAATTGAGGATAGCTTATTACAGCTTGCTCATGAAAATGCAAATAATACAGTAGACCTTGGTATTGTTGTAGCATACAACGATGGTACAGCAAAGCATGCGGGTATTGTAAGAGATGTATCTGCAAGCACATGGAAGCTATTCAAGGATGTTACAGATGAGCCATCAACAACTGTAAACTTTGGACAAGGCTCTCTTGATGATCTTCAGGTTGCAGGATTGACTGCCACATCCCTTACCATGGGAAATGTTACAGCAACAGAGTTTGGGTATCTTGATGGAGTAACATCAGGGATTCAGTCTCAAATTGATGGAAAGATTTCTTCATCAAGCACAGATACATTAACAAATAAGACAGTCAATCTTGCAAATAATACTGTTTCTGGCACAATAGCACAGTTTAATACAGCTTTATCCGATGCTGATTTTGCAACACTTGCAGGAACTGAAACGTTAAGTGGAAAAACACTATCAAATGCTATTGTAACTGGAACATTAACTGCCGACAGTAGTGTTGGAACCAGCGGTCAATACCTTGAGTCAACTGGAACTGGAGTTCGTTGGACCTCAGTATCAGGATACTCTGCTCCAACAATTGGATCTACATCAATTGCTTCTGGGGCAACGGTAACAACAATTGCTGGTTTAACTTTGACAACAGCTAGACCACAACTTACAATGAATGCTCAAACAGGAACTACATATACCCTTGCATTAACAGATGCTTCTTCACGTTGGGTAACATGTGATAATACTGGTGCAATAACTGTAACAGTTCCGCCATCAGTATTCTCTACTGGAGATACAATAGCTGTTCAGCAAACAAATACTGGACAAGTAACGTTTGCACAAGGATCTGGTGTTACAATTACATCTGCTGGCACAACATCCTCAGCTCCAAAAATTAGAACAAGATATGCTTCTGCAACTGTAGTCTGCACGGGAAGCAATACATTCACAATTATTGGCGATATAGTTTAATAATAACTAAATAAACATTAACACGCTCAGCGATGGGCGTGTTTTTGTTTTTTATAACTGTGGTATACTTATAGTACTTTGCAAAATGCAAAGCTCTCATAATATTTTATTGAAAGGTTTATAAATGTCAGATATTTTCTCGTTCCGTCTTGTAGATGATTTTGTTAATAAATATGATAAAGTAGAGCCACCTTTTGGTTTTGCTGATGCTGGTGGTAATTCGCTTGGTGAAATAACATTTATTAGAACCTATTCTAGGGTAAAAGAAGACGGTACAAAGGAACGCTGGCATGAGGTTTGTAGGCGTGTAATTGAAGGTATGTATTCTGTACAAAAGAATCATGCTAAAGAAAATCGTCTTCCTTGGAATGATAATAAAGCACAAAAATCTGCACAAGAAGCTTTTGACCGTATGTTTAATTTAAAATGGACACCACCAGGTCGTGGCATGTGGGCATTTGGTACGACAATGACTATGGAAAAGCGCAATTCTGCTGCTCTTCAAAACTGTGCAATGGTTTCTACAAAAGACCTTGATAAAAATGATCCAGGGGCTCTGTTTGCTTGGGTGATGGATGCTTTAATGCTAGGTATTGGGGTTGGATTTGATACTGTTGGAGCAGATAAAAAACTTGCTATTTATGCCCCTTCTGAGCCACCTTTTATTTATGAAATACCAGATACTCGTGAAGGATGGGTTGAATCTGTAAGAATGCTTATAAATTCTTATTTGAGACCAAACCAGGCTATTCAAGAGTTTAATTATGACCTCATACGTCCTTTAGGAGCACCCATAAAAGGCTTTGGCGGGGTTGCTAGCGGTCCACAGCCATTGGTTGATCTTCATAATCGTATCCGCACTGTAATTGGCGGTAGAACGGGAGAAACCTTAGATAGCCGTGCTATTGTTGATATAGTAAATCTTATTGGTACTTGTGTTGTTGCTGGAAATGTACGACGTTCTGCAACACTTGCACTAGGTGCTGCTGGAGATGATGATTTTATTAATCTTAAAAATGCAGATGTTTTTCCAGATCGTAACTCTTTTGATCCAAAAAATCCAGGATGGGCATGGATGAGCAATAATTCTATTTCGGCAGAAGTAGGAACTAAGTATGAAGATTATGTTGATTTAATTGCAAATAATGGAGAGCCAGGCTTTATTTGGCTTGATGTTGCTAGAAATTTTGGTAGACTTGCAGATCCTGCAGATGGAAAAGATTATCGTGTAATGGGTTTTAATCCATGTGCAGAACAACCATTAGAATCTTATGAGCTTTGCACCCTTGTTGAGGTTCATCTCAATAGACATGATTCTAAAGAAGATTTCTTGCGTACATTAAAGTTTGCATATCTTTATGGCAAGAGTGTTACATTAATTCCTACACACTGGCAACAGACAAATGGAATTATGCAACGTAATCGCCGTATTGGTACATCACTTACAGGTATAGCGTCATTTGCTGACAAAAAAGGATTGCCAGCAGTTCGTGAATGGATGGACGAAGGATATAAGACAATTCGTAAATATGATCACTCATATTCTGAATGGCTATGCGTTCGTGAATCAATTCGTGTAACTACCGTAAAGCCATCTGGATCTGTGTCTATTCTTTCTGGTGCAACTCCAGGTGTTCATTGGGCTCCAGGTGGCGACTACTTCCTTCGTGCCATTCGTTTTGGTGACACTGACCCAATGCTTCATTTATTTAAAGCAGCAGGGTATAAAATTGAAAAAGATCTTGTATCAGCAAATACACAAGTGGTTTATTTCCCAGTACATTCTGGACACTTAAGATCTGAAAAAGATGTAACATTATTTGAAAAAATAGCTCTTGCTGCTACTGCTCAAAAATATTGGTCAGATAATGGTGTTTCTGTAACTCTTTCATTTGACAAGGAGGCAGAAACTAAGCATATTGCCTCAGCACTTCATATGTATGAGGGTCAACTTAAGGCAGTATCATTCTTGCCAATGGGAAATACTGTTTATCCACAACAACCATATACTCAAATTAGTAAAGAAGATTATGAGTCTTATATTGGAAAAATCAAAAAAATCAATTGGTCTGCTATTTATGATGGGGTAGATAATCTTGACTCTGTTGGTGAAGCATACTGTACTACGGACAGTTGTGAGATTAAAATTGGATAATATGGTTTGATTAGGAACAAAATCACTATAATCTGGTATACTTATGGTTATGAAGAATAACAATAATCCATTAATTAGTCCAAAAACTGGTAAACCAATTGTTAGTAATGTAAGGCGAAAAGTCATTGAAAAAAATTATGACTGGGGACTTTATGTTTATAAAAAATCTAATGGTAAGTGGTTTACTGATGGTAATGGAAGTGTTTTAAATATTCCATCAATGCGAGGGGATATAACAAAAATAACAGAATTAAAAAATGCAGCAAAATCCTATGGCGACGAAGGTAATGGTAGCTGTATTTTTGTTCCAGGTCTTACAAGAATTTCAGAAGAAGAACATAGTGAGCAAATGGATAGATTTAAAAATGGGTTATTGCCATCAATGAACGATCTTGGTGCTATTTATGCTGCACAACAAACATTAAAAACACATGGAAGAGATGCATACGAAAATGAATAATGATTTTGATTATATTCAAGCTTCTTTAAATACACAGAGTGATGAAGAAAGTATTTTTAAGTCTCAAGACCCTTTTGGAAAATCATGGGATGTGCTAAAAGATTATTCTGGAATAGACCAAAACTTTAAAAGAAGAACAAGTAGAAATATTAGCAAGTATGTTGCTACTGAAACCCCAGCATATCTAGAATCTGCAAATGCAAATCCAGCTGGAAAGGACGCACAATCAAAAGCAATTAATCCTGGTACAGTTTATAGAAATGGATATGGACTATTTGATGTCATCACTCCTCCATACAATATGTATGAGCTTGCTAATTTTTATGATACAAGTTTTGCTAACCATGCAGCAATTGATGCTAAAGTACAAAATATAGTAGGGCTTGGATATCGCTTTGATATTACAGATCGCACACTTCTTAATTTTGAAATGGCTGATGATGAGGGTAAGGTAGAAAGAGCAAGAAATAGAATTGAGCGTGGCAAAATTGCTATGCGTGATTGGCTAGAATCACTTAACGATGATGATAGTTTTATTGCTACTATGACTAAGGTCTACACTGATGTAGAAGCTACTGGAAATGGTTTTATAGAAGTAGGACGAACTGTTGCAGGAGAAATTGGATATATTGGTCATATACCAGCAACCACTGTTCGTGTTCGTAGACTAAGAGATGGTTTTATTCAGATTATTGGTCAAAAGATTGTTTACTTTAGAAATTTTGGTGCAAAGAATCAAAATCCAGTAACAGATGATCAAAGACCAAACGAAATTATTCATATTAAATCATACTCACCATTAAATACATTTTATGGTATTCCAGATATCATTTCTGCTCTTCCATCATTAATTGGTGATCAACTTGCGTCTCAGTACAATATTGATTATTTCCAAAATAAAGCTGTTCCAAGATATGTAATAGTAACTAAAGGAGCAAAGCTATCTGGTGATGCAGAAGACAAGATGTTTAGATTTTTGCAAACTGGACTTAAAGGGCAAAATCACAGAACACTTTATATACCACTTCCTGGAGATACAGATAATAATAAGGTTGAGTTTAAGATGGAGCCAATTGAAAATGGTATTCAAGAGGGTTCATTTAAAGAGTATCGTAAACAAAATCGTGATGATATTTTGATTGCTCACCAAGTTCCAATATCTAAACTTGGCGGTAGTGATTCAGCAGCCATTGCAGCAGCACTATCACAAGATCGTACATTTAAAGAGCAGGTATCCAGACCAGCACAAAGAGATCTTGAAAAGGTTGTTAACAAAATAGTTAAAGAAAAAACTGATATTTTAGAGCTCAAGTTTAATGAATTAACTCTAACCGATGAAATAGCACAGTCTCAGATTATTGAAAGATATGTTAAGACTCAGGTTATGACTCCAAACGAAGCTCGTGAAAAACTAGATCTTCCACAAAGACAAGATGGAGATATGCCTTTTATTATGAGTCCTAGACAGGCTACAGATGCAAGGGCAAATCTGGCTGGTAATCGTGAAAGAGATGCTGAGAGAACAAATAATAACTCAGACTCCCCATCCACAATTTCTGGAAGAAATCCACAGGGAGAAGGGCGTTCATCAACATAGTATCCACATATTGGATAAAATGTTGGTATAATTAATCTGCAATGATTATAAATAAGGCCCATTGGGTCACTGACGGAGATAATGTTCGCTTTTCAATGCCAATCGGTAAGGTAGATCAAGAACGCCGAATTGTTTCTGGCTTTGCCACTCTTGACAATGTTGATAAGCAAAATGATATTGTTACCACAGAAGCAAGTTTAGCAGCATTTAAAAAGTTCCGTGGCAATCTTCGTGAAATGCATCAACCATCTGCTGTTGGCAAAGTTGTTTCATTTAAAGAAGATCGTTACTTTGATCCAAACACTAAAAAGTTTTATAGTGGTGTTTATGTTTCTGCCTATGTTTCAAAAGGTGCACAAGACACATGGGAAAAAGTTCTTGATGGAACTTTAACTGGATTTTCAATTGGTGGGAGTATTAAAAAGTATGATGACTCATTTGATGAAAATCTTGAAAAAGCAGTAAGAATAATTAAAGAGTATGAGCTTAGCGAGTTATCACTTGTTGATAATCCAGCAAATCAATTTGCTAATGTAATATCAATTGAAAAAGGTGAGCTTGGCGGATTTTTAGCTAAGGCAGTAATTGATAATGTTTATTGGTGTAGCTCAGATGATATTGTAAGACTTTCAAAAGATTCTGATGAAAGTTGTCCATCGTGCAGTTGTTCTATGAAAAATATTGGTTTTGTAGAGGATGCAGATGATATAGAAACAGTAAAGTTCTTAGTTGATAGTGCAAAAGGCATTAGTACAATTAAGATTACAAAGGAGGAAAATCCTATGACAGAAGAAACAGCGGTTGTTGAAGAGACTGTAGAAAAGTCTGATACAGCAGTAGTTGAAAATGTTGAGGTTGCTCCAGAGGCTCCAGCAGAAGCAGTTGCAGATGTTGTAGCAGAGGCTCCAGCTATTGAGAAGTCGGCTGAGCCAGTGTCAGAGATAGTAGTTGAAGAAGTTGCTCCAGCTATTGAAAATGTAACAGAAAAGTCAGTTGATGCAGTTGCTGATACAGCAGAAGAAATTGCAAAGTCTGTTGCAGAAATTAATGATTCTCTAACTAATGCCTTGAGCAATCTTGCAGAAACAGTTAAGTCTATGCAGGCTAGTGTTGATGCAATTACGAAGTCCCTTGAAGCCGTTACAGGTGAAGTTAAGTCTGTAGCAAGTGAGGTAAAAGAAGTCAAGGGTACTTTTAATGAGTTTGGAAAGCGTGTAGATATGGTAGAGAAAGATACAGCTTTCCGCAAGTCTGGCGATCTAGGCGAGATCGTACAGGAGCTGGCTGAAAAACCAGTTCAAAAATCCCTATGGGGCGGACGTTTCCTCACAAATGCCGACCTATTTAACTAAGATATAGAAATCACTAGGAGGTGAACAATATGTCGGAACAAAATCTAGATATTACCAAGTCCACAGAATCAGGCGTAGCCGTTTCTGGAGGTGTTGGTAGTGCTACAGCACAAGGACCATCTGGTAACCTTAGCCCAGCAGCAAGCCTCGGCTTCTCTGCAACAGCTGAGTATGGAGATGCAGTTCTTGGTGTTAACCCAACTGGTACTCCAGGTGGTATTCTTGCCCCTGAGCAAGCTCGTCGTTTCATTGACTATGTGTGGGATGCAACAGTTCTCGCCAAAGATGGACGCAGAGTTACAATGCGGGCAAACACCATGGAAATTGAGAAGGTTAATGTTGGTGAGCGTGTTATTCGTGCAGCAGCACAGGCTGATGCTACATACACAAACACTGGTGCGACCTTTACAAAGGTGGAGCTCACAACCAAGAAGATTCGTCTTGATTGGGAAGTTTCTACAGAATCACTTGAAGACAATATTGAAGGCGGTGCACTTGAAGATCATCTCGTTCGCTTGATGACCAATGCATTTGCTAATGATATTGAAGACCTTGCTATTAATGGCGATGGTACAACAGGTGACTTCCTTTCAATCATGGAAGGTTTCGTACACAAGGTTACAGATGGCAGCGATGCTCACGAAGCACTCGTCACTGTTACCAATGATGACTGGACTCCAGTTGTCATGCAGGACATCATCCTTGCAATGCCACGCAAGTACCGTGCAATCAAGCAGAACCTCAAGTTCTACGCAGGTACAGATGCATTCCAGGGTATCGTTCGCAATAACGGTACACTTGCTGATGCAATTGCTGAGGCATTCGCTGGTACACCAGCAGGTGCTAATCCACAACGTCAGGCATACCTTGATGGTGCAGGCCAGACATTTGGTGGAGCACGTACAACCCGTGTTCTCGGTGTTGACGTTATGGAAGTTCCTTACTACCCAGCAGACTATGTTGATTTGACATTCCCTGCAAACCGTGTTTGGGGTTTCCAGCGAGACATCACTGTTAACCGTGAGTACAAGCCAAAGAAGGACACAATTGAGTACACAGTATTCGTCCGATTTGGTCTGCAATGGGAAGAGCTTGATGCAGTTGCTTATGCAGACGCAGCATCTGATTCCTAAAAATAACTAAATAGAATTAGGGAGGGTAGTGAAATATCTACCCTCCTTATTCACATTCTGATATAATAGCGGTGGAGGACAAAAAATGTCATTAGAGCTTATTGAGGATTTGAAAAAGAAAACAGTTCCACAATTAAAATCATATGCTAAAAAAAATAATATAGACTTATTTGGTGTAAGTACAAAAAATGAAATGCTTGAAGTTATTTTTTCTTTTATACCAACTCCAGAGCAAGTTGAAATGAAGAAGAAAAAAGAAAGACCAGATAGAGACGAAAAAGTAGCAATTTTTTCATCAAGAAATCTATTCTGGAATGGAGTGGGAGAGTTAAACCGTGGATATACAATTTTATCAAAGGAGGTATCCGAAAAGTGGTTGTCTCATAAGGCTGTTCGCATAGCAACTCCAGATGAGATAGCAAAACACTATAAGGTTAAGAAATAATGCAAATATTAAGAAAACCTCCATACCCGCTATCAGCAACTTATGATGTTCCAGAAGCATCAAGCGATTATGTTGTAATTGTTAAAGATCAATCTAAAGATGAGATAATTGATGAACAGGTCATAGAGTCTGGATTAAACTCAAAGCTTACTTATGAAATAACGGCGGAGCTATCAAAATATGATGATTCATACTCATTAGAGATTTATGAAGACAATAGCGGAGAATTAGGTGATATTGTAGTAGAGGATACTCTTGAAATTGTTAGACCATATGTAGATCCATCATCTTTAGGAAGTACTGCTACAGAAGTATCTGAGTATACTGATTATGAAAAACTAGCAAGAGCATTAATTGATTCTGTAACTGGTGGATTTTATTTTAATACAAAAGATTTAGAAGTAGTTGGCCAAGGAACTGATTATATTCCGCTATGGAACCGTACTTATAAAGTTTTAGAAGTTTATGAAAACAATGTTTTAGTTTATGACTCCTCTGATACAGTAAATGGACCAGCACTTTATGATTGGAATTATTTTATTATTAAAGATAAAAGTGCTATAACAAAAGAACCAGCATCTGGTGCACAAGAGTTTAATCGTTCTGAGCAGCAGCAATTAAATATTAGGGTTGCACCTTCAGACTCATATGCATTGTTTGATACAGAAGATAGTGGAAATATTTATACAATATCTTCTGGTGTAGTATTTCCTAAAGGATATGACTATAGTTTTAAAGTAGAACAAGGCTATAAGGTTGTTCCAAATGATATAAAAGATGCAACATTAATGCTTATTAATGATATTAAATGTGGAAAACTTGACTATTACAAGAGGTCAATTGTTAATTATTCAACTGATCAGTTTAGAATACAAATTGATAAATCTGCATTAGATGGAACTGGCAATATTTTGGTGGACAAAATTCTTGATAAATATAAAAATAATATAGTGCAGCCTGGAGTTTTATAATGATAAGCGTATGCAATGATGGTGATTTTTTATATCCATTAAAAGCAGACATATATTATCCAATTGTTGATCAAGGAGCATATGGTAATATTCAAAAAACATGGGTGGTAGATAGAACGACAAAATGTAATTTTGCACCAACTGGAACAGCGTGGGAAGAAGAAGTTAAACCAAATCCACTTATCAATATTTCAATGACACTATTAGGAAGAACACCAACAGATTTAAGAATTACATCTTCTAATAATAAAGATTCAATAGTTAATGTTATAGTTACAAATATAAGAACAAGAAATGATCAACCAATTTATATTGAAACTGCTGGACCAAGATCTGGAAGATCAACCCTATTTGAAGTTGCTTCAAGTGAGCCAATAGTAGGTCCATTTGGAGATATAGATTATTATAAAGTTGTAATTCGCAGATCAGAAAATCAGGCTACAGACCTATGATATCTGTAAAATTAAATCAAAATAAATTTATGTCTGATATGAATAATATAGTTAATTATTCTTTTGGATTTTTAGATGGTGTAAAAAAAGGCAAGAGTGTATTTTTAAATAACATTGGATTACTTACAAAAGAAATGCTAGAAAATTTTATTGATTCTAATGCAAGATCAAACCCACAAATGTTACATCATATTTATGAATGGTATAAAACTGGTAGTCCAAGTGCAAGATTATTTGATATTGAATATACTGTAAGTGGTGTTGGACTTTCTTTTTATTCTAATTTTAAACAATCTCAGTCAATAAAAAGAGGATCAAAAGTTCCATTTTATAATAAAGCAGAAATTATTGAAAAGGGAATACCAGTTATAATTAGACCAGTTAGAGCACAAGCACTATCTTTTGAAGATAATGGAGAGCAGGTATTTACAAAAGCTCCAATAGAAGTTGCTAATCCTGGAGGAACACAAGCACAGGGTGGTCTTGAAAAAATTATGAATATGTTTTTTAAAAGATATTTTACTCAAGCATTTTTAAGATCAAGTGGTATCGCACAATATTTAAATAATCCAATAGTTTATAAAAAGAATTTACAAAAGGGTAGACGTGTTGGAAAATCAGCTGGGGTATCAACAGGATATTCATGGATTGCAAAGGCAGGATATAAACCATAATGGCAAACGATACAGTTTTAAATACACCAGTACTTTGGATTAATAAATATTTACAAGATAAGCTTTCTGGATATGGATTTGATGGAGTACCATTTTTTCCTACACAGCCATCTACAATTGAGTCTTTAACACAGCTTTTTCCAGCTGGCGGAATTATGGCAACATATGACAGAATGTTTAAAATGAATAGAAGCAGCTTTCCGCATATTAAATGTGAGCAACTTTTATATTATTTTTACTCAACAGCTGATAATAATGTTGAAAATATGGTTAAAATAACAGAGGCTATTTATAGGCTTTTAGATAGATCAGACGAATCAGCTCAAGAGGTAAATAGTTGGTGTTCTAATCGCAGGGTAGATCTTGGGGGTACTGAAGGATTAGTAGATAATATGTTCTATTTTCATGACTTTAAGGTATATCAACTTGAAGAAGTAAGAGACATTATAGACTTTGGAACAGCCAGAACCTATGCTGGTAATAAGATTATTATTGATTTTGACTATCACCAAATGCCTGATTTGACTAGTAGTTCTTGGTCTCCAGAAGCCAAACTTACTGGTGATAATAAAATAACAATATAAAAACACTGTTATAATTGTGTTGAGGAAACACGCCAAAACTTAATAACACTTTAATGTGAAAGAGGTGAAAAAATATGGCATACACTCGTGGTACGTCA